CCATGCTCCTCCACTATATCTCAATCCTTGTTTCTAACAGGATTGATGTGGACCATTGTTTGTGTTGTTTGTGTTTATTTGTGTGATGTAAATTATCCTATTCAGCATCAGACAGCTCCTCATCATAGAGCTCTCTTTCTTGCGTTAATAATTCATACATGTGCGTGGTTTCTCCTTGCGCTCCTAAGACAGATGATCTTGTATCATTAACGTCCTTGATCACTATTCCTTCGTAGAATTCTCTTCCAGCATCCAGTCTATCGAGACCTATCGGTCTTGGTAGTCTGTCTGTGCTGAGCCACAATCTTTCATTGTGTTTGAGAATCTTTGCGAATGCGATCTTACGCTTATGCTCAATATCGTCTAGGATACTGTTCCCTTCGTTGATTTTAGATTTTTTCTTATCTGCACCTATTGTCGGCATGATATCTTTGAGCTTATGATCTTGATTGAAAAGTAAATCTACAATTTTAAGATTTACTAGTCTCTCAAGGTCAACACACTCTTTCATGTCACGACTTGGGTACAGATTGGTATAGAATGACTTGTTTTTCTTTAACTCGTCTAATGCCAAATCACGAAGCATCCAGTCTTTCGCGAGGACGGGTTTCTTTGGTTGCTCCTTCTTCCAGTTGAAGATCATACGCTGTGCAATTCTTAAATCAAGATTTGACGGCATATGTTTTGTTCCTGGTAGAATTGGAAGCCCATACCCTCCTAACCACTGTGGAATGTACCACGGCAGTTTATATTTGGTTAACTGTGGTTTTACCTTCTCTACGAACTTCGTCAGTGCAATTTCTTGCAGTTCCTTCGGTAAGCTTTTGATAAGCTCCCGAGCTCTTGCTCCGATATTGTATTCTGGCGTGTCATCACTTATATCTCGTTCTTCAGCTGCTGATCTTTGTAAATTATTGATAATTCCATAATTTATGAAGCCAGTCTGTTTGAACGGACTATTTCTTGTGACAATTTCGTATGACTTTGTAAAACTTCCAGTTGCTCTCACCTTTACAATTTCAGTTGGATTTTCAGGGGTATACTCGAAGTTTGTGGAATTCATATTTAAGAAGTTTTTACTCTTATATGTTTTCCCGACTGATTCATTCAGCCCTCCGAGTGCCGTGATCTCCTTCCAAAAGAAATATGTACCCTTTGTGTCAGGACCTTGACCTTTTCCCTTGATGACAACATCATCTCCATTGATCAGTATTGTTGCTGAATCAATAGAAACGCGTCGTCTCGTGGATAGCTCAAGTGCCCATCTGGACATTGCAAAGTTTGCAATGCACAGAACCACAAAGGACGTGATTGAGCCCATTAACTGCCCGTGCTCTTGTTGTTTGTAGACTGTTTCTCCTGTAATATCTTCGATTTTGATTCTGTGACCTGTTAGTGATTTTCTCAACAAATCTCTCTCACTCTTGCTTAACTCGAGGCAGTTACTGATTTCATCAGTGATTACCTCTGAGACCCAAGGTTTGATTTGATTTGTTGCATCACTATAGTCACCAGATATGTATTCTTCATCATCTGCCCTTGACTTCCCTAGCACATTTAATAGTGCTTCCGAAGTTATCGGTTTGTTGATAAGGAAACATTTGTGATGGGTCAATTGCCCATAGATCAATTTCCAGATATTTCTCAGATAGAAATTGTGTTCCGCTGTTCCGATTGTTATAATTCGTGCTTTGCCCACTTCTTTCAGGGCAACCGTTTTAACATCGAACATCTTCTCGTCGCTCATTAGTTTCTTCTTTGTCAGATTTAATAATAATTTAAATCTGTCTTGGAGCTCTATTGAGTCGTAGAAGAGCGGTTCTTCCACAATAACCTCTTTTTTAGAAGGTTCAGTCTTATTTCCAAACATATCAAGTTGCCATTCCCTTGCACTCACACTTACACTTTCACTGTTTGTTTGTTCATCACCATTACCTTTGAGAGTAATTGTCCCTCCTAGAGTCCTCAGTTCGGGAAATTGTGAGATGACATTGTACAGATCTCCATATGCTCCGCCTGCGTTCGTTGAACTATTCAACGTCGCCGCTGTGGATGGCACATGTGTCTTGTACATGTCATTCTCGTTTACCTTCCGCGATCTAATTAATTCACGTACACTTCTGCGACACTCGTTCTCGAGGTTCGTTTCACTGATAACACTGGCGATACCTTGGTCTTCAAGGTCATCCAGTTGTTTTGATGTGAAGTGCGTGAAGTAATTGTTGGAAACTTCGACTCTAGGTTGCTTGGTCGTTAGTATTTCTTGTGTCCTTTTCTCCGCTCTCTCTACGAACTCATCGCTTGGCCTTATGGCTCCGCGTAAGCTTCGTAAGATTCCGTCGAGTAGTTCATTTCTATGAACAAAGTCACTCCCTAACGCCATCAATCGCGACAATCCTCTACCCCATTGACCACCTAATAATCTGTCAGGTCGGTCAATAACTACTCTGAACGGGGAGGGGGGAAGTTGTTCTTGATCTTTATAGTATGCGTAGAATGCGGCCGTCTTATATTTAGCGACTTTCATCCAACCATCTATATCATTAACATCTTCAACCATCTCCTCCCAGTGTTCATAGGTTTTCTGCAGCTCTGATGAGCGCAGTTTCTTAAGTTTGGGTAGGTAGTCTTCGACTACCTCTCTTAATAGGTTCACAAACAGCACAACATTCGACATTTTTGTCGGGAGCTTTGCTACCATTGGGGTTTTCTTCTTTATAGTTACCATTACTATCGGAGAAGCAGCCGGGTTACACGCGTAAAAT